GTTACACTTAAAGCTACGGTTAGCTACGGTTGAAGCTACGGTTAATATGGCTTATTTATGCGGTGGTTACGGTAACTACGGTAAAACGATATGTTCTTTATTTTTTTAATTTATTAATTATATAAATAGTAATAATATAAAAAATATATAAGTATAGGGCATTTAAGCGTAGCTTGTGTAACACAAACTCTGAGAGCCTTTATTTATGCGGTTTTTGAGTGTTACGGTTGCTTATTTAACCGTAGCTTAAGTGTAGCTTAACCGTAACACTTAAGAAAGTGAGGTAAAAAATGAGCGATAAAAAAATAAGCGCAAGGGATTATTTGAAACAGCTTGAAATTTTAGATATGCAGATTAATGACGACCTTGCCGAATTACATAACATGAAGTTAAGTGCTTGCAGTACAGGCGGTATTGATTATAGTAAAGACAGAGTACAGAGTAGTACAGTCGGTGATAAGTTATGCAAAGATGTTGTCAGATATACCATGTTTGAAGAGCAGATAAACAAAGAAATTGACGAGTTTTTTGACGCAAAGAACCAGATCATTAGAGAAATCAGAGGTTTACACGATAAAAGATACATTCAAGTGCTTACAAAAATCTATGTGCAGTTTAAGAGTGTGAAGAATGCTGCACAGGAAATGAAACTGTCATATTCGTACACTATTGACCTGCATAAGCAGGCTCTTGAAGCGTTCGAAAATGCTTATGATAATCTGCATTATCTTACATAATAGTAGTTAATAGTATTTTATCGTATATCATCATATTATTTCATATTTGACACAAAAGAGCGTATATCTTATGATGTATGTGTAAAATAATTTTTCGCGGATAATTCTATAGATTATCCGCATTTTTAATTTGCTTATTGTCTATGTGCTGTAAGGGATTTTCCTCCGACATTACAGCACTTTTTGTTTGATAGAAAGGCGGTGTTGTGAGGGTGGCAAAGCTAACAGATAAGCAGCAACGGTTTGTAGATGAATACCTGATTGACCTGAATGCAACACAGGCGGCTATCAGGGCAGGTTATTCAGCTAAGACAGCAGACCAACAAGGTTCAAGGATGTTGGCAAATGTCAAGGTTAAACAGGCAGTTGCGGAAAAACAAGCACAGCGTTCAAAACGTACAGGAGTAAATCAAGACAGGGTTGTACTTGAGCTTGCAAAAGTTGCATTTGCTAAAATGACAGACATTGTTGACAGTAACGGAAAAATCAAAGAGGATGCATCTCCTGATGATCTAGCCTGCATCGAATCAATCAAATATAAGGAATCAGACAACGAGTATGGGGGTAGTGTTGAAAGAGAGGTCAAGATTGCATCTAAACTTAAAGCACTTGAATTACTCGGTAAACATTTAGGCATGTGGTCTGATAAGTTTAATGTGACTGTAGAGAAGTCAGAAAAACTTGACGATATTATCAGTCAGCTAGGTGGTGAGGGACTTGAAGAGTAGTTCTTTCCCACTTTCGCAAAAGTACATTGATTTTATCAATACAGTTGACGGAGTAGATGCAGATTTCCTTGAAGGGACAACGGCATCAGGCAAAACAACAGTCGGTGCAGGTGTTAAGTTCATGCGGATGGTGAGTAAGAGCAAAAAGAAATTACACATCATTGCAAGTAGAACAACAGGTACAGCGGAAAAGAATATCATCCAACAGGATAACGGTATTTTAGACATACATCCGACCGCTACCTACTGTGGTAACGGTGATAAAAGTTATAAGATACCTCATATCAAATTTGAAGATAAGATAATTTTTGTATTACCGTACAGTAACAAAGACCAATGGGAAAATGCACTGGGCGGTCAGTACGGTTGTGTATATATTGACGAAATTAATACAGCTGACATTGAATTTGTTCGTGAGGTATCAACCAGAAACGATTACCTCATGGCTACGCTCAACCCGGATGACCCGAACTTACCCGTTTACAAGGAATTTGTGAACCGCTCCAGACCGTATAAAAAATATAAAAAAGATGTACCAGCTGAGATTATGTCTGAGTTGACAGAGACACCAGTACCGAAATGGCGGTACTGGTTTTTTACGTTTGAAGATAATCTCAGCCTAACAAAAGAAGATATTGCTAAAAAAATCAGGTCAGCACCACCTGGCACGAAGCTGTATAAAAATAAGATTCAGGGCTTACGGGGTAAGGCTACTGGCTTGATTTTTCCTAATTTTGATGTGCGTAAGCACGTTATTAAAAAAGACGAATTAAAGAAACAGATAAAAGCCGGAAAGGTAAAGTTCAAAATGTTTACCGCCGGACTTGATACAGCTTACTCTTCTAAATCTCCTGATACAATCGCAATGATTTTTCAAGGAATTACAGAAGACAGAAAGTTAATCACGTTATCTGAAAAAGTATATAACAATGCAACACTAGACATACCGCTTGCACCTTCTGATACAGCAGTTAAATACATTGAATTTCTTGAATCATGTCGCAAAGAGTGGGGATTTGCAAGAAATGTATATGTTGACTGTGCAGATCAGGCGACAATGACAGAGTTGCGAAAGTGGAAACGACTTCACAGTTGTTTATACACATTTATTGATAGTTACAAGAAAGTTGAAATATTAGACAGAATTAACTTACAGCTCGGCTGGATACAGCAAGGCTGTTATTTAGTAGTTGACACGTGCACTAATCACATTCATGAATTAGAAACATATTCGTGGGATGAAGAAAAGGACAAGCCGGAAGACGGTAACGACCATACAGTCAACGCTAATCAATATGCATGGATACCTTACCGGGATAGAATCGGTTTTGAAGAGGGGTGAATAAGGAAATGAGGTGGACACAGAAATTGAGTGAGACAATAAAACATGGTATCAGAAGTTGGTTGAATGTCATACCTGCAAGTCCTTATGCAATTCAAATCAATGAGACGATGGATTTTGAAATGGCTGCAATACGCAACAAAATCTGGTATTCAGCAGATGCAAATAAAATTGAACAGATGTGTCAACAGATGCCGGAGTATGCAGATAAGTACAAATTCTGGTCTTCTCGTTCTACCACCGGCATGGAAATGAGAAAAATTCATACGGGATTACCTGCACTGATTGTCAGGACGCTGAATAGTATCATCGTATCAGGCATGGAAGACTTCGAATTTCCTAACACGAAACAGGAACAGTTGTGGAAAGAAGTTGAAAAAGATAACAAATTTCGTAAAAAGTTTGAGAAGTCACTAAAAGAGACGCTTGCTGTAGGTGACGGTGCTTATAAGATTTCTGTTGACACAGAGTTAAGTCAGTATCCCATCTTAGAGTGGTATTCGGGTGAACGTATTGAAATTATACTGAACCGTGGAAGACTCAAAGAAATTGTATTCAAAAAAGCATATATGAGAGGAAGTCAACAGTATGTACTTAATGAACATTACGGATATGGCTATATAACCCCTCGGTTGTACAAGGGTGAGACAGAAGTTCCATTAACTGCACTTGAAGAAACGGCAAATATGCAGCCTGTCACATTTGACAATAGTGTAATTCTTGCTGTACCGCTTCAAATTTACGAAAGTAGTCAGTTCGAAGGTAGAGGTGGAAGTATCTTCGATGGTAAATTAGATTCTTTCGATGCATTTGACGAGTGCTGGTCTCAATGGATGGATGCTTTACGAGCAGGTAGGGCGAAAACGTACATACCTGACTGTTTACTTCCACGTGACCCAGAGTCAGGTGCAATAATCAGACCGAATCCGTTTGATAACCGCTACTTTGCAGCGGAAGGTGATTTAAGAGAGGGTCAGAAAAATGTAATCAATACAGACCAGCCTGAAATCCCTTACGACAGCTACACGGCAGCATATTGCACAGCATTAGATATTTGCCTACAAGGAATCATTTCCCCGTCTACGTTGGGGATTGATGTTAAGAAACTTGATAATGCAGATGCACAACGAGAAAAAGAAAAAACGACACTCTATACTCGTAAGGCAATTATTGACGCATTACAAGAGACTTTGCCGGAACTCGTAAGTGTAGCAATCAACGCATATCACATTCTACACAATGAATCATTAGAAGATGTTGAAGTAAATGTGAAATTTAAAGAATATGCTAATCCATCCTTTGAGTCTCAGGTTGAGACAGTCGTAAAAGCACGACAAGGTGGAATCATGAGCATTGAACAGTCAGTTGAAGAACTTTACGGTGATTCACTCGATGAACATTGTAAAAATGAAGAGATTGAACGCTTGAAACAGGAACAGGGACTTGCTGACTTAGAAGAACCGGGTGTGAATCTAAGTGCAGGTGATTTTAGTATGAACGTGGGTGATGAAAATGGTAATACTGGTAGGGAAAAGAACATATCAGATGGACAAAAAGGAATATCAGGGTCTTTTGCAAGTAGCAAGTGAACAAGTACCTTGTGGGGTATATGCGATTGAAAAAGGAAATAAGGCAGAATTAAGATATGATAAAGCTTCAAGCGTAGGAAAAGTAAAAGAAATGACCCGAAACTGGAAGAGACAGGGTTATAAAGTCTATGCAAATAGAGGTGGTAGTTAATGGCTGATTATGATATTGCAGCGGCTTTTGATGCTATTGAAGAAGAGTTGATTTCTTCAATGATTCATAACATGAAGCGGCATCATGTTGAAGAAATCAACGAACAGAAACAATGGGAAATGTGGCAGGTTAAACAGCTTGAAGCCTTAGAAAAGTATAAAAAAGCAAATCAGAAAAAGTTTGGGAAAGAATTCTCAGCTATTAACACACAGATAGAAGTTGCTATTCGTGAAGCAAATCAAAAAGGCTATATGGGTCAGGAAACTAAGATTCTTGAAATGATACAAAAAGGTTTCAAGGGTGCTAAAGCACCAACGGATGCCATGCAGGCATCTTTTTTTAAGGTTAACGACAGAAAATTAGATGCTCTGATTCAGGCTACCACATCTGACATGAAGAAAGCAGAAACAGCGGTCTTAAGAATGGCTAACGACCAGTATCGTAAGGTCATATTTAACGCTCAGGTGTACGCAAATACAGGGGCAGGTACTTATGAGAAGTCTGTAGATATGGCTACGAAGGACTTTCTTTCATCAGGGATAAATTGTGTTGTATATAAGAATGGAGCAAGACACACTATAGCAGATTACGCAGATATGGCACTCAGAACAGCATCTAAAAGGGCATATCTGCAAGGTGAAGGGACAAAACGTCAAGAGTGGGGGCTACATCTCGTCATTATGAACAAGCGTGGTTGTCCTTGCCCTAAATGTTTACCGTTTGTAGGGAAAATCATGATTGATGATGTGTGGAGTGGTGGAAGTAAAAAAGACGGTAATTATCCGTTAATGTCTACCGCAATAGCAGCCGGATTATATCATCCACGTTGTAAGGATTCACATACAACATATTTTCCCGGTATCACAACAGTTGATGCAAAATATAACAAAAAAGAAATTGCTAACTTGGAAGAACAGGCAAAGAGTGAAGCAAAACAGCAATACAGGGAACGTCAAAAGAAAAAGTTTCAAAGATTAGCTGATAATTCTTTAGATCAGGAGAATAAAGAAAAGTATTTGAGATTAGCTGAAAATGCTGATACAATAACTTTACAGGATAAAATATCAGATGCTAATACTCAGATTGATAATCTGAAAGAACAGTTTAGTGTTTCAACGGATGGTTATTCTTATGATGAATGGTTTAAAGACTATGAATCAATAGAGGACGGTTTTGGTGGTATAACGGCTGAAAATAGTGCTGAGGTTAAGAAACTGCAAGAAATCGACAGTAAGTTAAAGGACATCACACGCAAGAAATCAAATTTGTTATCACAAAAGCCGAAACGAAAACAATTAGAAACAGAATTCTCAGGAAAGATACTTGATGATAAGTTAGAGGAATATAATAAAAAAGCTTTAGAGCAGATAAAACAGGACACTGGATATTCGGAGAAAGACGCTGAAATTTTTCACGATGCATTAATGGAATATTTCGGTGGGGATTATGAATCAATTCTTGCGGGTGAGACAGAAACAGCAAAAATCATCAATGCAGGTCTTGACAGAATGCCAACTTACGATGGTTCCATTTACCGTGGGTTGTGTTTTTCTGAATATTCAGACGGTAATATAACACAATTCACTCATTTAAAAGTAGGGGATAGGATACCAACGAAAGGTACTTTATCAAGCTGGTCGAGCGATAAAGTTGTTGCAGAAGCGTTCGGAAGTGCATCCACGCAGGCAGCAGAGTCAAGTACAGTTATATTAGAGTGTGTTAACAATAAAACAGGTGTAGGGGTGCAGCATATCTCAAAATTTGGAAGTAGAGAAGCAGAGGTTTTATCTAATGCTGATTATGAAGTCATTGAAATGGTTAGTGAAAGTAAATATGATTACGTTTCAAAACATAAAGAATTATTATATTTTCCTGATGATTTGACTACTTTAGAGTCAGAGTTGAAACAACAAGTTGTATGTGTAATTAAAGTGAAAGAGGTGTAATTTTGTTAAAACATAATGAAAAAAATGATAGACTCGTTCGTGAGTATAGAGATTTGATGGGAAAAGCAAAAGAAGCCGCTAACACTGAGGATAAGAAACAATTTGAAAAGCTGGCATTAGAAAAACACAAAGAAATGCTCACGTGTGAATTTGAAGATAAAAACGCTGGACGCTTTAATCAATTTTAAATAGTGCAATTTTACCACTGATTTTTAATCAGTGGTATTTTTATACTTATTTTTAGGGGGGATAGAGGATATGAAAGCAAAAGTAATTGAAAAATTTAATGATAGTACTGTTGATTATAAGTTAAGAGAAGTGGGTGAGACTATTGAAGTAACTGAAAAACGCTGTATCAAACTAGAAGAATTAGGACTTGTGAGAAGAATCACAGAAAAGGAAAAAGAAAAGGAAACAGAGAGTAAGACCAAACACGATAAGTCATAAAAAGATGCGTGGACGGGGACACCGAAGAAAATGGAAATAGAGTGACACTCTTAAAACGGAAAGGGGTAACAAGAATGTATAAGAATATTAAAATGCCGATGAGATTACAGTTTTTTGCACAGCCGGGCGGTGTAGGCGGTGGTTCAGGAACTAATGAACCGGGTTCATCTAATCCAGAACCTAATAATCAGAATCAGAACAGTCAGAGTGGTACACAGATTGATTACGATAAGATTCAGCAGATGCTTAATGGAACACTTGAAGCAAAAGAAAATACTGCATTAAAGGCATATTTCAGACAGCAAGGACTTTCTCAGGAAGAAGTTGAACAGGCTATCAACACATTTAAACAGCAGAAAGCGGCTAACACACCCGATGTAAATGCTATGCAGACTCAACTTACTCGGGCGCAGGATGCGGCACAGAAAGCACAGATTGAAAATGCTGCAATCATGCAGGCGGTACAGCTCGGCATTGATTCTAAAAAAATCCCATTTGTTTTAAAACTTGCAGATTTATCAGAAGTTGTTGATAAAGAAGGTAAGATTAATGATGAAACGCTTAAAGCACAGTTAAATAAAGTACTTGAAGCATTACCTGAGTTAAAACCTCAGGCAAATCAACAGACCGGTTTTCAGATTGGAGCATCTGGAAGTAATCAACAGCAGGGAAATCAGAACGACCAGCTTGCTTCAATTTTTGGAAATAAAAAATAAAGAAAAGAGGTATAAAGAATGTCAGTATTTGATTATGCACAGACGTTTGAACGTGAGTTAGCGCAGAAATACGCTAGAGAAATGGTTTCAAACGATTTAACACTTTCTAATCAGGGTATTAAATTTTTAAATGCACAGACAATTAAAATCCCGCGATTAACAGTATCCGGCTACAAAGACCATAATAGAAACATTATGGGATTCAATACCGGGACAGCAAGTAACGACTGGGAACCGAAAAAGCTTTCACATGACAGAGACATTGAGATTCCGATTGACCCAATGGATATTGACGAAACAAATCTTGTTGTTGAGATGGCAAATATTCAGAATGTATTTGAAGAAGAACAGGCAATTCCTGAAAAGGACTCATACCGATTCAGTAAGTTACTTACAGAAGCAACAACGTATAAGTCCGCAGGTTCAGTCGTTGATGAAACAGCACTTACAGCAAGTAATATTCTCGAGTGGTTTGATGAGCAGATGTCCATCATGGACGATAAATCTGTACCACAGGAAGGACGTATCCTTTACCTCACATCTGCAATGCAGAAGTTACTTAAAAATGCCGAAGGTATCACAAGAACAATCTCAGTTGGTGCAGCTGGTGTTATTGACAGACGTGTTCATGGTCTTGATGATGTAACATTAAAATCTGTACCGTCTGCTCGTCTTAAGACAAAGTATGATTTTACAACAGGGTGTGTTCCGGCAGTAGATGCAAAACAGATTAACATGATTTTAGTACATCCGTCTTGTGTTATTAGCCGTGATAAATACGCTTATATGAAGTTATTTACACCGGGTTCAGATTCAAGAACAGCGGATAAGTATGTATATCAGAACAGATATTATACTGATACGTTCTTGATTGAAAGAAAAGCTTGTGGTATCGCAATCAATAAGGAGAGTGCGTAAATGTTAGCAGAGAAAGGGAATAAGGTTTATACAATCACAGAAGCGCAGGTTTCTGATTATCAGAGTCAGGGTTTCGACATCTATAATGACGATGGGACTGTTATTGCATACGGTAAAGGTAAAACAGTCTCATATGAGGATTATATGAATTTAAAAACAGAAAAAGAAGCTTTACAGAAAGAGGTTTTATGTTTACAGAAACAGTTATCTGAGTATGAGACATCTGAACCTGTAGAGACAAAAGCGGAGAAAACATCCAACAGGGGTAAGAAAGCAGGTGCATAAATGTCATATAGGAGTTATGCGTCAGAAGCATATTACACAGACCGGTATGAGGGAAGTGTAATTGCAGAAGATGATATAAGAAAGGCTTTATTACAGGCATCACGACACATTGATTCCCTGACTTATAACAGAATTGTAAGTCAGGGTTTTTCTAACCTTACAGAATTTCAGCAGGACATCATCAAAGAGGTGGTTTGTAAGCAGGCTGAGTTCGAATACGAAAATGCAGACATGATTGAGAGTGTTCTGTCAGGATACAGCATCAACGGTGTTTCTGTACAGTTTGGTGAATCATGGAATGTAGTTACAAGTAAAGGGGTTGCAATGAGAAAAGATGTATATTCTTTGTTGTGTCAGACAGGTCTATGTTGTTCTCTTGCAAAAGTAGCACCATGGTAAAATATCCTTGTTTAGTACCTAAATCGTTATGCCGGATCGATATAGTTTTAAAGATTAAGCAGGAAGGGTTGACCAAATACGGTGAACCTCTTCCTGCTTTTGAATATGTAGGAAAGTGCAATTATCAGGATAAAGCGAAAACTATACTTACAGAACAGAAAAAAGCGATTGAAATAACTGGTTGTGCTATGTTTCCGGGTGATATTTGCCCGGACATACCTGTTATTTCAGAGGGTACAGCTACCATTTTTGGTGTTGAACGACACATACAACAGGGTGTGAAGGCTCGTAACCCCGATGGGACAGTTAACTATACAGAGGTGTTGTTAGTATGATGAATGTTCGTTCGACTATTAAATTGAATCTTGCGAAAATAAAAGGATTAACAGCGGCACAAACTACAGCTTTAGAGCAGACCGCCGAAGCACTTCACACAGAAGTTGTTCAATCGGAGATCATGCCACGTGATACAGGTAATTTACAGAATGAAAGTACATTTGTAGATTACAGTCATGCTAAAAGAGGTAAAGTCAGTATTGTTTCAAGTACACCTTATGCAAGACGGTTGTACTTTCATCCTGAGTATCACTTTCAGACCTTTGAAAATGCTTTTGCAAGCGGTAGGTGGTACGAACCTTGGATTGATGGTGTATCGGCTGATTTTTGTCGTGATGCTTTTAAAAAGATTTATAAGAGGTTAACAAAAGTATGATGCTTGCAGATATTAGAGATTATATAGAATCTTTGAATCTGGCAGATTTCGTCTATATGGGAAAATTGCCGGATAAAAAAGAAAAATCAATAGGTGTTTATAACAGTAAGCACCAATATGATTATAACGTCCCGATTGGTGGTACTCAATTAGCTTCATATGAACTCAAATACGTTACTTTATTGCTACATTGGAATGAATCACCACGGGACACAGAAAACGCAGGAAAACGCTTATTTGAAGCGATAGCATCTATAAGGGATGTAACTGTAAATGATAAGATAATTAAGTTTGTACAGCCGCTCTATCAATTGCAAAACATAGAAACTGATGATTTCGGAGTCTATGAAATGGTTATAGAAGCGGCTTTTGTATGCGGAAAGGAGTAAAAAATGGCAGGAAAAACAGGAGTATATCCTTGTTATGAGAACCAGTTTCAGATTAATACAGCCACAGGTTCAACGTCAGAGACAATGAAAACTATTGCAGACTGTGAGACCTTTTCTGTATCATTTGATAACGGTGTAGAAGAGTGGCATCCATTTGATACCGAAGGCTGGGTTCGCAGGTTAATGACTGCAAAATCAGTAACTATTTCGGTTACGGCAAAGCGTAATGTAGGTGACGCTGGAAACGATGCTGTAGCGGCTCTTACGTGGAGAAACGGAAGAGATTGTGAAAAGGATTTTCAGTGGACATTCCCAGACGGTACGATTGTTAAACTTGCAAATGCAGTTATCAATGTTAAGAACCTCGGTGCAGGTGAATCTACAGCAGTAGCACCTCTTGAATTTGACATTATGTCAAATGGTAAACCAGATGTTACAATCGGAGCATAGGAGTAAAAGATATGGCAAAAATTATTGATATTACAGATAAATTAGAGATGGGTGGAAACCCATCTTTACTTATTTCAGGAAAAAAATTAGAAGTTAACGGGGACGCTGCTACAATGTTCCTTTTAATTGGTAAATGTAATGATATGGAAAATATGTCGGTGAATGATATGCTTGAAATCTATAATATCATTTTTCCAGAAGAATCGAGAAAAGTTATCAGTGATATGAAATTACAGTTTGCAGATTTAGAAACTGTAATTCAGGAAGCAATAGGATTAATTACCGGGGGTGACGAAGAAGAACCGGGGGAACAGTAGACCCGTATTATGATTTGATAGACGATTATGATTTAATCGTATCTTCGTTTCAATCTCAATACGGGATTAGATTATCAAAAGAAATTCATGAGATGCCTTGGCAGGAGTTCAGGCAGTTAATGACAGGTATTTCACCCGATACAGCATTAGGGCGAATCGTTTCTATTCGTGCAGAAGACAATGAGGATGTTTTAAAAAACTTCACGAAAGAACAGCACAGAATTAGAAACGAGTGGTTGTCATGTGTAGCGAAAGAAAAGACAAATGAACAGACTGAACAGTTCATTGAATCAATGAGACAAGCGTTCATTGAAATGTCAGGTGGGAGGGATAAATGTAAGAAAATTAATGAATAAGAAGAAAATAAAATGTCCTTTTTGTGGACATGAACAGAAAATACAGTACACATCAGACGCACAATGTCACGGTGTATTTATTAAGTGTCAAGCACGACACTGTAAGAAAGTATTTGAAATTATCTTAGGCAAGTAGTGCCGTGTGCCGATGCCTTTTTAAAGGCAGGTGGTAAATATGGCAGCTACAAGTGTAGGAGAAATCGGGCTTGATTTAGTTGTTAATCAGAATCAATTTGAAAAGCAGATGGTAGGTATCAAAGGTACTGCAAAAAAGGCAGGTATGGCACTTGCCGCTGCTTTTTCTGTTAAGAAAATTGTAGATTTCTCAAAACAGTGTCTTGAATTAGGCTCTGATCTGGCAGAAGTACAGAACGTAGTAGATGTTACATTTCCGTCAATGACCTCACAGGTTGATAAGTTTGCTCAAAATGCTGTAAAAAATTTCGGTCTGTCTGAGACGATGGCAAAACGGTTTACAGGAACATACGGAGCGATGGCGAAAGCTTTCGGATTTTCTGAACAGCAGGCTTATGACATGGGAACCGCACTTACTGGTTTAGCTGGTGATGTAGCATCTTTCTATAATCTGTCACAGGATGAAGCCTATACAAAATTAAAGTCTGTATTTACAGGTGAAACAGAGTCGTTGAAAGATTTAGGTGTTGTTATGACACAGACAGCACTTGACTCTTATGCACTTGCGAATGGATTCGGTAAAACGACATCTCAGATGTCAGAAGCCGAAAAAGTAGCATTACGATTTCAGTTTGTATCAGAACAGCTGTCAGCCGCACAGGGGGATTTTTCGAGAACGTCAGATTCGTGGGCGAATCAGGTCAGAATCTTAAAATTACAGTTCGATTCTTTTAAGGCTTCAATCGGTCAAGGGTTAATTAATGTCTTCACCCCAGTTATTAAAGTTGTAAATCTTTTAATTGGCAAGCTTGTAACTCTGGCAAATGCTTTTAAGTCATTCACTGAATTACTTACAGGTAATAAATCATCAGGTGCGAGTCAAATATCCAGTATGGGTGATGCTGCCACAAGTGCCGGAAACGGTATGGATGATGCTGCACAATCCGCTAATAACATGGCAGATTCTACGAATAAAGCAGGTAACGCTGCCAAAAAAACAGCAAAAGCAATGCGTAGTTTGATGGGATTTGACAAAATTAACAAGCTGGATTCAAAGACAGACAGTAGTTCATCTACTACTGGAAGTAGTACACCATCAACGGATTTCGGAAATTTGGCACAAGGTGACACTGTAATTGATAAAGCAGATAAAAAAATGCAAGGGTTAATCAACCGTTGTAAAGAACTTGAAAGTTTATTTAAAAAAGGATTTCAGATTGGATTCGGAGATTCAAATAAAAAAATTGATTCAATAAATGCTAGTATTAAAAACATTGGCAAAAATCTGAAAGAAATCTTTACAGACCCGGCGGTCGTTAGTGCGGCAAATAAATGTGCAGATTCTATTGCACTTGCGTTTGGAAAAATCACAGGTTCTTTTGCTAGAATTGGTCTCACCATTGCCGATAATCTTATCGGCGGTGTAGATAAATATCTCGAAAAAAGTAAAGATTACATTAAAAAGAATCTCATATCTATTTTCGATGTAACAGGAGAAATTGCAGATTTATCTGGTGATTTCATGGTTGCCGTTGCAGATATTTTTGACGTTCTTTCAAGTGATGATGCAAAGGGAATAACAGCTGATATTATCGGTATTTTTGCAGATGGTTATCTCGGAGCAATAACAGTTAGTCTGAAATTTGTAAGAGACCTTGCAAAAATTATTGTCGTACCTGTTACGCAGAATGTAGATAAGATAAAAACAGCATTTGAAAATATCTTAGCACCAATCCGAATTGTGTTAGATACGATTCACCAATCTGTGAAAGATACTTTCACAAAAATAAATGCTGTATATGACGAGCATATAGCCCCGTTTTTTGATTCTATTTCTCAGGGTATATCTGATATTGTCGGAACATTACTCGACGGATTTAATACTTATATAGCCCCTGTTTTGCAAAGCCTGGCAACAGATTTTGACGGAACATGGAAAGATTCTGTACAACCTACGTTAGACGGAATTCTTGATTTGCTTGGAAGTGTATTCGATTTATTAAAGGTATTGTGGGAGAATCTCCTACAACCATTCATAAATTGGATTGCAAAAAACATCATGCCGCTATTAGCTCCAATTATCAAAGAATTAGGTAGTGATTTTCTTGATTTACTATCTACAGTGTCAAATGTGATACGAGGCATCACTAAAGTACTGCAAGGTTTAATAGATTTTGTGACAGGTGTGTTGTCTGGCGATTGGGAAAAAGCACTCGGTGGTCTCGGAGAAATTGCAGAGGGATTTCAGATAAGTTTAGGTGCAACATGGGATTTCATCAAAAAGGATATTTTCGGTAAAGCAATATCACATCTTAAGAATTCCGTAGTACCCGGATGGTCTGGTTCTTTCGAATTGTTAAAATCTACAACAGGTGAACTTAAAACTAAGCTAAAAAATGTATTCAGTGCTAGTGAAACATATTTTAATGACATTATCACCTTTATGAATAACAAGTTTCTAAATAAATGGAAAAAATCTTGGAAGGACGTAAAGGATACTTTTTCGGATGTGTTCAGTGGTTTGGGTTCACTGGCTAAAAAACCGATAAATGCAATAATTTCAGCATTTAATGTTGTCATAAAAGCAATCAATTCTATGATTAGTCGAATTAACAGTATTCGATTTTCGATTGATGTGCCTGATTGGATACCGGGGGTCGGCGGTAGTTCATGGGGGTTCAATGGGTTCAATATAGCAAGTGTATCTAATATTCCTATGTTGGCAAACGGTGCATATGTTAAAAAAAATACCCCACAGCTAGCTATGATTGGTGATAATCGACATCAAGGTGAGGTTGTTGCTCCTGAGAATAAATTACGCGAAATGGCAGAAGAAGCGGTCAGAAATGCATCACAGAACGCTGTTACACGTGAAGATTTTGAGAGAATCATCAATAATGCAGTTATGCGTATTATTGCCGCTTTAAGCAATATGGGATTTTATCTTGATTCTGTTCAGATTGCTAAAGCGGTACAGGCAGCTCAGTCAGCTATTGATATTAGATATAATTCAGTAGAGGTAAAATAAAATGGAGAAAAAAATATTATGGTCTGGAAGTACAACACTTCCAGCTCCAACCGCCTTGACAATAAATAATGAGATAATTTGGTCTTCCGATACAGGACGAACCTTATCAGGTAAGATGGTCGGTGATGTTGTCGCAGAAAAGAAGAATTTAAGTATTAAATGGGAATTCTTAACAGAGTCAGAGGTAAAGTTAATTAAAAATACTTTAGTGACAGGTTTTTTCTCGTTTTCTTTTCGTGATGATGGCGTAAATATCACAATAGAGTCTTACAGAGGTACATTAAGTAAAGAGCATTTAGGAGAATTGTCAGACGGTGTATATTATTATAAATCAGTATCAGTAGACATCATTCAGAGGTAGAACATGATAAAAACAACAGCAGCATATAAAGAAGCAATAAAGAAAAATAGAATATTTCATCATGAGGTCAATATCAACTTTGCAGATCAGACAAGTATGACTGTAGGTGATGTTGATCTGTTTGCTTTTCAGTTATTGGATGCTACATCCAATACAGGTAGTTTTGACATCGGTTCAGCGATAGCGCAACAGTTATTATTAAAATTGAATAATGTTGACGGTAAGTTTGATAATCATGATTTTAGCGATGCTGTAATTACCGCTAAAATAGGATTAGAATTATCAGACAACTCAATAGAATGGTTAAATAAAGGTATATTCACGGCTGAACCCGGTACGGTGTCAGGTGATACGATTTCGGTAAATACATTTGACAACATGGTAAAGTTTGATACTGATTATTCTCAGAGTAAACTTGTGTATCCGGCAACATTAGGGGCTATAGTCCGGGATGCGTGTTCATGCTGTGGTGTGACACTTGCACCAGATACGGCAACTTTCGATAAAGATGGTTATGTCGTTCAAAATAAACCGAACGACTCTGCATTAACATTTCGTCAAGTTCTGCAATTCGTAGGTCAGATTTCATGTACATTCTTTAAGATAAATACAGAAGGTAAGTTATCGGCTAAATGGTATGACACAGACACCCTTGAAAGTATTGATATGAATAATGTCAATACTGAAAAAGTTATACTCATTGACGAACTGCATACAGGTTCTACATTACAGACGGATGATGTAGTTATCACAGGTATTAAAGTCGTAGAGGAAAATGGAGATGAGGAAAATTCCAATTCAGAGGTAACGTATAAAAGTGGTACAGACGGTTATGTATTAGAAGTATCAGGTAACAAATTAATTCAAGATGGAAAAGGTGCAGAAGTAGTTAATTATCTCGGTGAACACCTGAATGGATTGCAATTTAGACCTGTGAGTATAAATGCATCTACAGACCCGTGTCGAGAGTCGGGTGATCTTGCCGTTATTGTTGACAGTAAAGGTAATAAATATAAAACAATATTTACAAATGTGAATTATGTAGCGCATACAGCACAAGCGTTAATATGCGGTGCAGAAGTTCCAACTAGGTTATCTAGTACACGTTATAGTCAAGCAACGCAGGTATATAAAGAGATTCGCGCAAACATCAGAAAATATAGAACTGAGTGGAGTGCAGCGTTTAAAGAATTACAAACAGCAATGGATTCTAAAAATGGTCTGTTCCCCGTCAGTGAAACACAAGAAGATGGTAGCACGATTTTATATTTTTGTGATAAACCTGCATTGAAAGATTCATCAACAGTTATTAAACTTAGTGTAGCCGGATGGGGGATGTCAACCGATGGCGGTAAAACGTGGAACGTGGGAACATTAGTTGATGGTACTACAATAACTAAGATATTAAATGCTGTGGGAATCAATGCAAACTGGATTAACACAGGAGCATTAACAGTTAAAGATGACGATGGGAATATAGTATTCCAAGTCGATGTTGACAGCAAAACAGCAACAATATCAGGAAATCTTTATCTTGGCGGTGATAATAATAAAAGAGGAATTTTAAATATTCTTGATGAAAGTGGGACAATAAAAACCGTTATTGATAAAGATGGTATCAGGCACTTTGACTCAAGCAGTAAGATAAAACCTTACCATTATCGTGCAGAGCATTGTACATTAAAATTATCACAAAGCGATTTTTCAGGCGGCGGTCAGCAATTGTGTATCGCTACGACAGAATTTTTATTTACAGAAACCACGTTGTCAGAAGAATTCTGGATGTATTTTCAGAATTACGGTGCGGATGCAATAAAAATAACGGCAAGTTTTAAACAAATAGCATCTCCGGGTGACCCTAGTTCGAATGGGATTTACGCACTCGGTACCTTCGGTATAAGAGATGTGAGTCTTTACTTTGACGATACAAAAACCCCTTGCTTAAAAGTTATCGTAGAATGTTCATACATTAATTACGGTTTTAATAATATGTCTCCACGATATATAAAACCTAAAGGTGTTTATTTGAATATAGATATTGTGTATTGAGAGGTGATATAATTGCTTGTTGCAAATTTTACACGAAAAGATGAAGAGATTGAATTAGAGGGGTTATGGCAATATGACTATGGACAGAAATTACAGATTAACGGTTTAAATCTTCCGGCGATATTCGAAGTACATTTTTTCTGGCAGGGGTTAGAAAATGCTAAGATTATGACGGGACACACTGAGAATGGGGTATCAAGTGTAGATATTCCGAACGAAGCACTCATACAGAGACGTACAATTACAGCATATATTTATTTGTCCAGTGTAGAAGAAGGTGAGACAACAAAAACTGTACACATGCTTGTAAATAAACGTCCTGCACCACAAGGATTTAAAACTCCTGAGGATGTTGACCTGTTTCATTATACAATCGCTACCGTGGCTGAATATTTAAAGCAGACAGAAAACGCTAGAGATGTGTCAATAGATAAGTCAGTAGAGTCAGAATCATGGGCACACGGGCACGAAGAGTATCCTGATCGGGATACCGATAACGCTGCATATTACGCAGGTCAGGCAAGAAATGCAGCGGAAGGGGTAACAGGACGAGTCACAAAAGGAAAAGAAGAAATAGACAATTATGTTAAACAGAAAGAGGTAGAACTAAAGGGAGAAACGGGAAATGTCTACTTTGCCGGATTTGCAGTCGTAAAAGGTCGGCTAAAAATGTATTCAGACCCTACAGTGGACAAGGTACGTTTTCGCCGGGAAGGTAGCCGTTTAAAATATAGGTTGGCATTATAGGTTGAAAGGAAGGTGAGAAGATGCAGACAGAAAATACATATATTGAAACCGATCTGGGTAACATCGCACTAAATCCCCGAGGCGAGTATTCGGATGAAGCGTCTTACGAGTATCTTGATACGGTAAGTTATAAAGGCGGTTCGTACATGTGCCTTGCAGAGCTGACAAAAACCATTAGTGGAATTGCACCGGTACAAGGTAAAAACACGGAGTATTGGCAGATACTGACCCTTCCGGGACAGCTGACTCCAGGAGCGATTGCAATGCATGACGATATTGTTAATAAGAGCAAGCAGGTCGAAACATCCAGGGCAGCGGTTGAGTTATCTCAGCAAGCAGTTGAGGACGCGCAGGTAGATGTGCGTCAGATGCGGCAAGATACACAAGAAGCATCCGAGTCAGCTATTGCAAGTCGGGACGCGGCAGCGGGTTACGCACAGGCGGCAGAAGCATCCAGAACAGCGGCAGCAGAATCTGAGCAGAACATTAATGCACAAGTAAATAATTTTAACACGCATGTCTCAGAGAAAACCTCTGTAGCAGAGGCGTCGATTGAAGAAGCAAGAAAAAAAGCTATTGATGCCGTTACGACACAGCAGGATCTCTCTATAAAAGCTGTAACAGATGAGGAGACTAGACAAACAAATGCTGCAATTAAGGCTGTAACAACGCAACAGAATAATTCTGTACAAGCAATTGCAGATGAAGCTAGTGAACAGATTAAAAAGATAAAAGATAGCTTAGATAAAGGACTATCAGAAGAAGGAAAAGCTGCAGATGCGAAGGCAACAGGAGATGCGATTAGTGTACTAAAGGAAGATTTAGGTAATCTTAATATGGATAATAACGCTGGACAATCTCTTACTTCTGAGAAAGATATTAGTGGAAAACGTGTGATTATTAACATGCAATACAAATTGCTAGGATTCAATGCGGACGATTATTATACGTGTAAGATTTACAAAATTACAAAAAACAAAAAATATTATGCAATAGGATATGGGAAGAAAAATGAGAGTTGGCCAGTAGCTGTATTTTCTGAAAATCTTGTAGAAGATGGAACGACACCATATACGGATTATATTTTAGGAGAGTTATCTACAATATCATTATCAAAAGTTTCTTTTATAGCAAAAAATGATGGGTATATATATGTTAATTGTAGAAATGCTGCATGTGGATTATATGAAAATATTGTAATTCCAGAATCAACAAAAAATGCAAACGATATAAAAAATATTGAAAAATATAAATTAGCAACATATGGAGAATTTGAAAATGTTAACATAGACATTAAAAAAGGATTCTTATACAACGTATTATCAAAAGAAGAAAAAACTTTTGATAATTTTAGATATTGTAAATTGGAAATTGACGATACTATTGATATGATAAAAGCAACAGGTTATTCTTTCCAAGAAAATTCAGAATATCCTTTTATATGCTTTTTAGATGAGTATGGAAATATAATAGAAACATATGGAGAACCCTCGACAGGTTATAATGATTGTTTGATGAAAATACCATATCGAACTAAGTCTATAATTGTAAACGGTAACAGTAAAATAACTATTCAGAAATTTGTGCTAAAAGAAAATTTAGCACAGGAAATTAAAGAACTTTCATCACCTGTGACAATGGACAGATTAAAAGGCATGAAAGTGCTAAATGAAAAATATGAATCAAAAACCATTGAGATTTCTGAAAATGAAATACTATCTGAAATCGTTTACACTGATTCGGGTAATCAAAGTACATCTGATTCATTTAGTACCGTGATTATACCAATTGAATTATCATTGAAAAGTATAAAAATATTATATTCCGTTGGTGTTTATGGTGGTGCATTTTTAGATAATCAAAAAAAATGGATTTCCTCGTTTTCAACTGAGTCAAATGGATTGATATACGATGTACCTGATTATGCTACGTATATCGGATATACATTTGCAAATGGTAGAACATCATTCCAATTAGGAGTAACATTTAATGTGTATACGTCGGAACAATTAACATTACAAGGAAATTCGTTTTTTGTTAATCCTTGGGAAGGTAAAAAAGTTGTGCTGTTAGGAACATCTGTTGGTTTTGGCTCTGGTGCTACAAAATCATATATGCAAGAAGCATCTAATTATCTTGGATTTACTCTTGTAAATACATCTGTTCCGGGCTTAGCTATCCATACAAATGCGGATGGAAAAAAGCTTACTTACGGTTCTACATGTTTAAGTGTTGCAGAATACAAAGAACAGGGAATGACTATACCAGATGCTCCAAAAGATTATGTACCGGGTGGAAGCTATAACGACTACTACCGAACATGGGAACATATTTTTTCGTCAGAAAATGCCGATGCTGATTTATGGTTATATGCAGTTGCTCCCAACAATGGAAACTTTAAACTTGATGATTGGAACTCATTTGATAAGTCGAACTGGAAGTATACAGATGAAAGCAGTTTTGCTTCGCACAGAACAACGTTCCTTGGAGCGTTATTATACCTAATGGATAAAATGTATACACTTAATCCAAATGCAAGAATGGCATTTATATTAGATAGTGCGTTTGCCTACGGAGATGCAGAAGGGAAAGGAAATTTAAAAAAAGTATCAGACCAGTGGGGGATACCGCTAGTGGATTTATGGGGCAAAATCAATAGGTCGCCTAAATCACTTGAAGTTATCAAAAGTGAAAATGGCACAAACAATCACCCGTCAACATTCGGGCATGAAAAAATGGGAATGATGATGGTTGGTGAAATGTTAAGGCTTGGCTGACGCTTCTTTTGCCGTATAAAGGAAAACAGCTCCCGAAAGAGCTGCTTTAAAAAATATGAAAAAAATAATTAACCTTGAAAGGCAGGTCAATGATGTTATCATAACATATTTTGTGTAATACACAATGGTATTTTTTAATACTGTTGTGTATTTTTTGTTCTCTAAGGAGGTGAAAAATGATGAGAATAGTAGCAACAAAAAACAGGAAGAGAAAAAAGAAATTCCCATGGCGAATTGTATTGGATAACGGGCGGAAAGTACCGGTTCCAAGCCAGTGCGATTTTAAGAGTATCTTTATCCGGAAACATGGGTGTAGCTTGGTTGGCTTCTATATGGCTCTAAGGTTTAAAGGAAAAAAGAAAAATATGCAACAGTGTTTGGCATATTGCAGAAGAAAATTGAAATGCGGAGCAAAGTATCCGCTTACAGAAGTTTGCAAAGGTATTAATTCTATTTGTCCAGGGAAGCCAGCGATTTACTATAAATCGCTGACAGATGCCCAGTTGGAAGCAAAGCTGCGAAAGGGGTACATGGTACTGTTTGAAGAGGGCAATCCGATTCATACTGTGGTCCTGCTCAAAGATAATAATACGGGAAAGGCGTGGAGATTCTCGGACGGAAAGAAAAATGTAACAACCGCTGCAAAAGAAAATGCAAAGCGTTGTACAAGCAATAACTATAAAGGAATTGTCATTGTTAAATAGGAGAAAAGAAGATGAGTGAAATTATGTTACCTTTGATTACGTGTATTTTTATCGCATTTGATTCAGTGAGCGGAAATATTGCCGCTGCGGCTAATCATATTTGGAAATCATCAATAATGAGAACAGGGTTGTATCACAAATTCGGTTCTATCTTATTAGTAACTCTTGCATATTTAATTGATTATGCACAGAAATTTGCGGATTTAGGATTTCAGATTCCAGTTGCTACGGGGGTGTGTACATATATTATTTTGATGGAATTAGGTAGTATCATTGAAAATATTGGAAAAATTAACCCGGATTTATTACCTGATAAAGTTCGTAAAATTATTGGATTAGGAGAAAAAGAACATGAAGAAGATTAGTAAAAATTGCTTAGATTTAGTAAAAAAATTTGAAGGATGCCGCTTAACCGCATATCGTGATGAAGTAGGGGTTTGGACTATTGGGTATGGGATTACAAATAGCGACAAAAGCATCACAGGGACAACTATCAAAAGAGGTCTTAAGATTTCTAAGGAAACAGCTGAGAAGTGGTTGGAAGAATCACTTAATAAAAAGTATCTTCCGCTTGTACTTAAATATGATGAGTATAATTGGAATCAAAATGAATTAGATGCACTTGTATCATTTGCATACAACATTGGAAGTATTACACAGTTAACTGCAAAAGGCACTCGTTCAAAGAAAACGATTGCTGCAAAATTACTTGAATACAATAAAGCAGGTGGTAAGGTCTACAGAGGACTTACCCGAAGACGTAAAGCAGAACAGAAATTATTCATCACACCCGTAAAGAAAAAGTCAAATAAAACGATTGCAAAAGAAGTTTTAGCAGGAAAATGGGGAAACAATCCTGAGCGAAAAAAGAAGTTGATTGCGGCAGGTTATGACTATGAAGCTATTAGAAAAATCGTAAACAAATTAGCAAAATAATTTGTTACTAATTTGTTACTAAATGAGGGAGTTTTAATGAGATATAGCAAGCGGTAAATACTGAACAAACCGCATAAATACGTTATTTTCTACCCTTTGAAGTGGTACTGATTTGTGCTATAATAAAAATAATTTTTTTTAGAGGAGACATATA